GATGAATATCATGTCTCGGCTAACCCTGTCCCAAGTGGGGTCAAGGGACCATTTAGGTCAGGAGGTGATCTACCCTGAACACTCATGCATGGTGACTTTATCAGAAGACACGATCGAGAGTGGTGATGTCGTAGCTCGCGCGACAGCTGTGGAAGACGTCTCAATGGCTGGGAGGGTGCATAGCATAATGCGATGATGACCGATCATACGACTCTTAGCTTCGTTAGCAGAAAGGCCAAACATGGTGCGGAAAGTGTCAAAGTGGTAACCATTAACTAACTGATGGGGCATTGAGCGATACAGGGAGGCTTTCTGAGTGGATTCCACTATCGGCATACCTACGCGCATAGAGGGCTGGTGTGAGCGATCCAAAACTGGCAATCCTGCCATAATCGGAGTGACAATGACATGTTCAGGCTTTAACAAGGCAACACCTGCAACTTCCTTATTCACATGTCTTTGCAGCTTGTGCGCATCGGCTGTCTCCTTAAGCATCTGAGTAACTGTATCGGAAAAGATTAACCGACGGGCGTTATCCACCTGATCATAGATGTTAAGGACTGGTGCGGTCATCTTCAAAGCCGAGTGGTCATGAGTAGCAACGTTTAACAAACAGTCAGGCAGAAGACCATGGGTGCCAGCAACCTCAGACAGTTTATCCATAGAATCGTGGATGGATTGAGCGGAGTCATGTGGCGATAAATCCAAAGTTCCGCGCCAAAAGTCACCGGAAATGGCCACATCATTGCGCAGCACCTCACTGGCCACGCGAGAAGACATAGGTTCCTTATCCTGGATATTCTTCTCATCTGACAGATGATCAACCAGAGACTGAAGCCACACAGCGTAATGTTCGCGAACCATATCCGTGGTGCGTCCTACACGAACGACCTTCAAGAGCGGGCTGGTTTCACGTCGATGCAGCTGATGACAGCGATGATGTGGAAACGGATACAGGTTAATGGGTCTATAGCCATAGTATAAGACTCCACAGCACTGAGCGCAGCAGTACGCATTGCCGAGGCGGATGACGTCCGGTGTGACGAACTGACCTGTCTCCCATAGGGTTGATGGATTCCACGTATCTGGTCTAGTCAAGTAACTGGAATAAGCTGATTCAACGAACGAGTGGAAGTTGGGTGTTCTCACCTCCATCTGACGGCGCACGCCAAGACAAAATAAAGC